AAACCATCAAAAGGAGGAGTAACCGCATAAGCTTGTGTGTGTATCTCATGAGGAATTTCTTCGACCCCATTGTCAGCTCCGGCAGCAGCAGCAATGATTCCTGTTAAAGTGACGATCTTACCCACTCGTCTTGTATTGAATATTAAAATGTCTTGCCCACCATTAGCGAAGTAGTAGGGCTTAATTCCCATTATATCAGTAGTTCCGACCGAGGCTGTACTTAGGTAGTCATAGGTCAAAGTTACCGCATTGTAGCCACCTGGAATGATCGCAGGAGCCACATTAAAATCAAGTACGACAGCTAACGTGCTAATATTCACTGTTCCTGTCCCACCGCCAGAACTAGTCAAATTCAAAGTATTAGGAGGTGTATCAGAAGCATATGTAAAAGTCTCGACTGTTGTTCCCCCTGCATTTGTAGCTGCTTGGGCTGTTATATTTGTCGTCGAAGGAATATGATTCAACGTACCAGTGAAATGCGTAATAACCCCATTGGGAGCCGGAGAAAGCACAATTGTTTCTGTATAGCTCATTCTCGCATAGAGATCATAGCCAGGGATTTTCTCAAGAACACCTCTATACAAGTGAGCATTCTTTAGAATCTGGTAAGCATCTCTCGGAAGAAGCCAAGGTTCAACCGCTTCATCAAAACCAGAGCGAAAGTTAGAGATAGAGAAACCTTGATACTCTTTCATTATATCGGCCAGTAAATGTATTTAAATTCGGCTGTATAATTAACGCCACCCACCCTAGCTACCTGCACGTTTCCTCCAGAAATAGCCACAGTAAGCACGGTAAAACTACCAGCCACAGTGTAAGCAGCGTCAAATAGCTCTGTTGGAGTTGAGGATGTACTCGTAAAGAAATGATATGTTTTAGTGAATGGTGCTCCTATTCCCCCTGGACTTGTCTGAATCGAAACCCATCCAACACATTCGGCAGGGACAGTGAATATTGTTTGAAAAGCAGCTGTTATCCCGATTGTTCCTCTTCCAGAAACACCTGAGATTGGCCGCTTACCTCCATTCCATGCGAAGATGCTCCCACCAATTGCATATATAATCGCGGAGATACCAGTAGGTAATGCTCCAGTGATGTCTATAGGCTGATTCGGCAGAGAAATCTTTTGATGGGAACCGTCTGCCTGTGAGTTAATTTCATTCCCGTTCCAAGCATGGTCTACCTTCATTGCCGTATCTATATATGTAAAATTGGCTTGAATTAGAGGTTGAGTAAACGCAATTGTCTGAGTTGCTTGCGGAACGTTAGGTGTGTATGTCATTTATTCTCCTAAAACTGTGGAACTGATCTGGTATAAATATATTCTTCGTATGTGTCTTGCATGCTGACATCCTTGTATCTGTTAAACTGCACAAGGGTCTGGTCGTACTGATCCATCTGGTTGAAGTCTGCGAAAATCTCAAGTGAAGCTCCGTAGGCAATCAATGGTCCGAGGTCTGGCCTAAATGGAACATCAGTCAATATCGTCATCTCTGGAGGAATCTGAATACCCTGCATCTTAATGAGATACACTTGGTCTGGCACATTACGCAGGACAAACATGTTAACAAGGTCACGCGCAGCAAGTGTGGCATCATCTAATGTCTTGGTCTTGAAAAAGAGGATTCCTTGAGGTCGAGCAGCAAAAAAAGTCTGATATGTTGCCGTGATGTTTGTATTTGCAGCAGGGGGAAGAGGAAACGAAAGACCGGTTACAGCCCCAGTTGCATAGTTGATTGTGCCACCACCGCCAGTAAAAGGAGCAAGAGCATTAACAAATCCTCCGGTCCCGTTGTCTTGCATGACTTGAGTGCCGTCCGTGACATATACGCTCCTTGCTAAGACTGGAAAGTTTGAGATCTGAAATGTAAAACTGTTTGTTGTCCCATCGCCATTTCCTACGACTATCTTGTTTTCTTGCTGTGGATAATCGGAAAAGAAGATGTCTGGACTGAGATACCATTCGAGAGGGAATCCATCAACCCAAGCAGCAGGATTAAGTGTTTGAAAATTAGCAGGCGCAATGTATTGATCCACATTTGCCTGCGTGTAGAATTGATGGTAAGTGTAGCCCCAGAAGATCTTCAACTCCTTGGGCATCACGTATTGGTAGTACTTATTGATATAGTCGATCACAGTCGCATTGCTCATCATAGAAGCATCTGGGCGACCTGTTGTTCCTCTAACTTTTTGTATAATATCATTAAGTGTCCAACCAGCCATTATGCAGCCCTCTCACATACGAAGTGTGTCTTGTAACCGGCAATGAAAATTTCAGGCAGATTAGTATGTTGATTTTTACGATACTTCTCGATGTTTTCTCGGCAGCTCTCCAAATTCTTAATAACTTCTTTCGGGAGACTGTATTCTTGACCGTCGACTAGGGTGTATTGTTTGAATGGATGCGTCTTGCTAGCATAGTGAAACTCAAGCGGATAGCCTGGGTCTCTTTGGTTCCTAAATATGATCTTTTCAACCTGCGGAACCTGATTAACAACTACGACTTTATTAGTTTGTAGTTTTTCTTTTATTTCTTCTATCGACTCACTTGCCGGACCAGTAAGATGATCTTCTTGCAGCTTTTCGACAGGAACTTTTTTTACTCTTTTAAATGCCATATATTTCCTAAACGTTTATTGGTTGTGTGTTGTACATGAGACCTGGGGGTTGACCTGCTAGAGGTTGGTATGAAATTATGTTTATCTGACCGCCAGCCACGTACGAATTGAAGGAACTTGTATCAACTAGATCACCTTGGATTGTGTAGAGGTCGAACGTCTTTGCATTCGTGTCTAAGTTTCCGATAGAGAATCTTTCCCGATTGACCTGATACATGCCTCGAACTCCTGAGAAGGTAAAAGTCATGCCATTCACAAGAAAGAAAGCGTCAGGCTCGGCGACAGATGAAACGGTCACAACACCTGGAAACCCTCGTGTAATATTGGTCACTTCGTAAACTGTCTCTGGTGGAAATCCAATTGGTGAGGTCATACAGCTCCAAGTTGCAAGGAAGGGACTGCTCCCCTCCTCGTTTGTTTAACTACCAGCCAGTCGGAGTCGCAAAGAATGCTTCCCAGAACAAGACATCGGCAGCAGAGCCAACTACGCCAGTTCCAAGTGTTACCCCTGCGAAACCTGTGTCTAATTGAAGACCTGCTGGTTTTGCTGGAATTAATACTTGACCTGTCACTGGATCTAAAACCGGAGCAGTAGGAGGATACGAGATCACATCCAGTTGCGCGTTCGGAGATGTAGTGAAAGTCCCTAGAGCTGTTGTGTCTACTGGGTTACCGAATGTGTCGTAGAGCTTGAATGTCTGACTTCCTGTTGATCCAGAGATAGCTGTTACGATGAATCGGTTTGTGTTCAGGCCAGTCATTCCATTCACACCTGAGATCGTCACTGTCATACCATTCGCTAAGACCATAGAATTGGCCGGATCGACTGGGTTGACTGTTACGACACCTGGATTAGCATTGGAAATACCTGTGACTACGTAGATTGTGTTTTGCCAGTTTCCACCGAAGTTGACCGGAGTGATACCATTCGTTGTAATCTGTGTGACGACACCTGCGCCTGCTGTGTATGTAGTGATTAAAGCCGAAGCATTTGCACTGACATTTCTAATCCACTCTGAATACCCAACACCTGTACCTGCTACGGTTTTGGTGAAGTTTGTCACTGTGAATTTATCCGGAACGAAACCCAAGGACAGACTTACCGCTGCCCCTGTGCTTATGATTTTACCGTTTCTATACTGCATATTCGCGTTCTCCTTATATTATAGGTTCTGTGTTGATAAGAGGCGTGTGATCCAATTATCATTAAGGAGGCGTGTAGCAAACGGATACTTGTAACCTACTGAACCTCTTTGGTTTAATGGGTCAGATGTACCGCTAGAACCAAGTGGCTTAACGATAAATTCGGCTTCTTTGCTTCCTAACTTCACAACACCATATGCTTCTTGGCCTAGGATGATATTTGACCAAACAGGGATCGCAGCACCATTGTTGAAGCCATTTGTAGAAAGTAACCATCTCACGTTGTTTGTAGAACCCCATTCGGCCTCAAGTG